AACACGCTCAAGCTGGTTCATCGCATCATTTAATTCATTGATTTCTTGCTTACCTGCAGCTTTATGCAAGCTGCATTGTCCAGAAGCACATTCCATGCCAAATGAAGAGTCTTGGTCCATGGAAGTTCCAATCTTAGCAAGAGTGTCACGAAGGTCTGCCACCTTCTTAAGTAAGCCAGTGGGGTTTATAATATCACTTACTAAGCAGTCATGACATGCTGGGTTGACAACAAAACTGTCTTCTATAAATTTAACACCATAGTTATGCTCAAATATCTGTTGACTGGCAAACTTGTTGTGTTTCTTTTCTCCCTTTTTGCATCCACACACTGGACATGGCTCTTCACCCGCATTGGCACTTTTGTGATATTCACATTCATGATCTCCAGTATAATTTTTCTTTTTTCTTTCTCTAATATGAGAGCAATATTCTTTTGCATTTGCAGCGCGTGTATGACATACAGAGCAGCAAGAATACTTTACACTACAGCCCATACTGCTTCCAGTGACGTAACCAGCTTCTATGCCTCTAGCAAGTCTTGGATACGCAACTTTGTCAACCATATTAATAGTATATATTCCACCACGAGTATCATCCCACCATGCATGAACAACTTTACCTCTAGCCTTTTCAACGTCATCGTTTTGGTGATTAACAAATACAGGAACTCCAATAAAAGTTTTGGCTGCTTTTTTTAATTCATTTTCACTAAAATAATCTCCATTGTCATTTACTTCATCTTTCTTAATTGCAAAAACTTTTACAAAAAGATGATCTGGATTTTCTTTGACAGCTGAAACTATATCAAATCCGCCAAGGTCTATATTCTTTATATGGTCATCAAATGTTTTTTCTTTTGATGCAAATTTTTGAATAGGAGAAAGATTAATTTCATCCCAATTTTGCGGTAAATTTAATGGCTCTATTTGTCTTTCAGATGTAATTGTGAATTTATCCATTTTTATGCCTTTACAAATCTAGGAATATCAATATTTTCAAGGTTATCTACGGTGTAGTTAATTTGACCCTTTGGCCATGGGATACCGTATTTTTCTTTTAAAAAAGATAACGCAGAAGCCATATTGGTAAAATATTTTCCATAAGGAGAATATGTTTTTACAACATCTCTTACGGCTAATGGTGGCAGTTTCTTGATACCAGCAAAATAAGATTTTTCGCCGTATTTAGTTTGAGCTGGACTACAAACTACATAGTAATCACTATTCGTAGTATAGTCATGACCTTCCCACCTTCTATACGATCCGGGCCCTACTTCTGCCGTATATCTTTCGTGCAATGGTGCTGTGCGCTCCGAGTAAGCTTCACGCCAAGTAATATTGCGATCTTTAATTCTTTTGGCAGATAATTTTATCATAATAACCTTGTAACATATTCATTTAATAAAATATATTGTTTTTCCTTTTAAATGCAGGAATATATTATGAATTGTCACTGTTATCATAAATCAAATTTTGATAAGTGATTTTTAGTTCATCCCCATCTTCGTAATAAATACTTTCATCATCATTTACACTAGCTTTTTTAGCCATCAATGCTTTTCTTTGAGCTATTGTATCTTTAATATTATTTATTATAATTTGCGTTACAAGTTCAACATTTGTGTTTAAAGCACTTTCTTTGATTCTTACAACACGCCAGCCCATATTTGCAAGCTTCATGTCTCTTTGCTTGTCTCGCTCTACAGCATCTACGTCAGAATGCCAAAAATCTCCGTCTGCTTCAAAATTAATCATAATATCAGGGAATGCAAAATCTAAAAGATACGCATTCTTTTCTCCTGGAACTTGAAACTCATATTGAGCAAAAAGTCTTAGTGGAATATTCAAAGACTTGATAATACTAAACAACTTCTGCTCAGGCTTGGTCAAAAATATTTGTTTTGACTCTGGAGCTTGCTCTTCAACTTTTTTCTGTTTTGGTTCCTTACCACGCTTATATACGCGCATGCCAGCATCAACTCCTGATTGCATGCCATCCATAGCTGGATAAAATTGAGCAACCTTGGTCATATCGTCTGAACTAGCAGCAGCTCCCATTGGCGGAGTTGGAGGAGCGCCACCCACTGGAGGTCCTGGCGGAGGAGCGCCAGGTCCTGGGCCAGCTAAGCCTGGCGGCATGCCGCCGCCGCCCATGCCAAGATCTAAACCACCACCAGGAGGTCCGCCAAGGCCTAAATCAAGACCGCCCATTCCGCCACCTGAATCTGGACTACCACCAATCACCTGACCACCCTTACCAGCAGTAATCTGCTCTTCACGAAGTCTATTGATCTCTTGATCATAATCAATATTATATTCAGTAAGAAGCTTTTGAGAAGATATCAACCCCTTGTCATGAAGCTGCATTAGTCCTTGCAAATACTGACTATTATCACGCAACCTTAAATCATTCCATTTCATCTTTGGATAAAGCCATACAGTCTCACCAACTAATTTGCTTTTTTGAGTATCAACAAAACCTTGCATTTGCGCAACTGGTAAAAAGATATTTTTTTCAACCCAAGATGAAAGCTCCATACGCCAAGTTTCTAATCTTCTGATCAAAGTCTCAACGCCAACTGCAGCAGCGCTATATGCTGCCATTTCTCCGTTAAGAAGAGTTTGAGGCAACATAAGACCGTCCAGCATTTCTTTTCCAATCATTTCAAGCTGATTAGAAATATCGTGTATTTTACCAGTTGCTCCTATAAAATCCATTTCAAATGCATGGTGAGTCACAATAGTAAGATTAGGATCGTTTGCAACAGCAGCGAGTTGTCCTTGCACATCTGCAATATCAAATTCAGAAGCTGGTCTTTCTGCATTGCCAACTTTAACAACTCTTACAGGAAGGATATGACGCTCTGCCATAATCCAGTTGGCAGTCATTAACTTTGTCTTATATGAAATGATTGTAAACAGTCTTCGCAATAAACTTTCTCCATAAGTTCCATATGGAGAACCCTTGTGTCGTATATGACTAATGCATCTTGGACTCAGCGGAATAGGTCTACCAGACAATACATACTCTTTAATAGAATCTGGAATTCTGTCATAAACATTTTTGGGCTTCTTCTGAGCAACAACCCTTTTAAGATCATCGTCTGGAATTAAAGCAACAGTGGGCTCATCTGCAAGCTGAGTATTTTGAACTTCTATAAAATCAGGATTTAAAATTAGTAAACGCTTTATGGTCCCATCGGGGTGATTGCAGATATTACCATTTGGAAGATGACCCATGCCACGACATACTGGACATTCTATTTCTGTAAAAACAAATACATCACCCAACAAAAAATATTCATGACTTATTTTTCTAAGCCAATACTCTAGATTTAGTTTTTCCGACATGTGCTCAAAATATGCAAGAACCTTTTTGTCCTTACACTCAAGTGCAAAGCCATTCATTGGGAATCCTGCATAAAAATCTATGCCAGCAGCAGCTTTTGGTTCGTTTTCGTAATAAAATCTAGCCCATTGATAAACTTCTTTTCTTTTACTTGCAATCTGCCAATTTTGTGGTGTATGCAAAGGGCTAAAAAACATTGGCTGTGTAAATATTGTCCCGGCATTGCCTCCAACGTATTGAGCAGCTTTTGTTAAAGGTAAAGATACAGCTGAAGAATTTGCGTATTTGCGAACATCAAAGTTAGAATTATGTTCTGCGTTACCTGTTTCTTGTTCTTTATTGATTGACTTTGCCATTTATTTTACACTCTTGTTATGGAAACATTACTTAAATCACATCCGCAATTTACACATTTATTACCGTTTTTTGAAGAATCTGCAGAATTATCAGAATTACATATTGGACAGATTTTTTTCTGTCTAGAATATATATTACCTTTATCGGGTTTCATAAAGGAGAAAGCACGGTCTAATGCCCTATTAAAAGGAGAAGTAGAAGCATTAGACGCAGACTTAAGATTTAACTGTTCTTTTTTTTTAAGTTAAATGGACCGATGGAAATTTTGTTAAAAGTAGCTGGGTTTACCAACTTGTCTTCATTTCCTCTTAATACTTCCATTCTTGATTCAAGAGTAGAGTATTGAGGCATCCACGGACGACCTCTTGTTCCAGGCAATAACTGCAAATTATTGCCAACTGGAATATTGCGGTTAACTTCAAACCTTCTATTAATATAGCCGCCGACATAATTTCCTTCAGCATCACGATATGGAGCATTGTACTTGTCCATAACATTGCCACGCCAAATGGCTTCAAAATCAATGTCTAAAACGTCATCTATTTTCAAGCCAAATCCCTTATTTTGCTCTACTAAATGCAAGCCACTTTGTATATCTCTACTAAATGGACTTAAAGAGGTTTGGCCAGGACCAGACATAATAGTTCCATGCATAATGCTTTTATGTTGAGCTGTTTTTGTGAGATTAAATTTGCCTACAGAACTCTGCTTTCTTTCAGACTCTGCCACATCTCTAGCTAGCTTCATAACATGCATGGTACTTGCAGTAGCGATGTCCATCTCTTCTTCCTGAACTTGTGGAGGATGTATTTTTGAATACATATCAAATAATCTATTAGCTATATCTACTGCATCTTCTGACTGTGGATCAACTTCAAAAAACTGACTTAATCCAGCTTTAAAATCGTCTGCTATATCAGTTGCCCCAATAGATTGAGAAAAGTACTCATTCCACGCAGCATCCATAGAAGACTTAATGTCGCCATATGCGAAAGACTTTAACTTTTCGTACATTTGAACATGATTATCAAATACAGGCACAGATATGGTTTCAACTTCTGTGTCAATGTCTTTATTTGGAGCCATAAGAAGCCCAGAACTATCTTTCGCCTCATCAGACATCTCAATGTCACTGAACTCTTCTGCTCCTTGAATGGTGGGAGGAGGAGTCATTTCAATAGATTTTTGTGCGAACTTAGACAAATTAAACTTAGGCATTTTTATCTCCAAATAATTTATCTATTGCTCTTTCTCTAGCAGACTTTGGCTTTTCGGATTGAGGAGAAGCAATTTTAGACCACAATGACTCGACCACATCTGTAGATCTTAAAGATTTAGATATTTTCTTTTCTTCGACAGAAGCAACCTTTTCTTCAGAAGCAGAAGGCGTATCTATGCGGTCAAAAGCACCCTTATCAAATAAGCTAATTCTGTCTTTACGAATAGATCCGTGAGATCCGGCATTCTTTGCAGCTGGAGAAAAATTACCTTTGAATCTTGTAAGGTCATCAGCAATATCTGGCGCTATTTCTTGCTTGACATTTGGTAAAAACTCTGATTTTTTCTCAACAATACCTACCTGATTGTCAGCTGGCACTGAGTCTGGAGTGAATATTGACCTAGAAGAAGACTTGCCAAAATAATTATCTGCAGGAACATTCGCGTCACTTGTAGAGGAACTTCTAGTAACTTTTTTATTTAATAAAGTGCCATCAGATTGTGCAGACTTTTTACTTACCTGCTTCCTGAAAAAACTTTCTAAAACAGATGGATCTACTGGAGTCTCTGAGCTCTTAGATGATTTTTCATTAAATATAGATGACTTTCCAGCATCTTTGTTTTTAAATATCATTTTGTATATCCCAATCTTTTTAAGGTGTCTGCAAGCATTGTCTTACGCATCTCAAATTGTTCTGCAAAAATACTAGAAGCAACCTTTTTCTGAGCTGTCCCCTTTTCATCTGGAACAAACTTTAAACTACCTTCATCTGTTGGCTCTTGGATATCAGTTTTTGGAACACTTTTAAAAGATATTTTAAAATTTTTGCCATGTTCTATCTCACATTCAACATTGAATGCTGAGCAAAAATCAGAAACAATTTGTTTTGCCTCTTGCAAAGATACTTTCTTTTGACCAGTATGAACAGGAATAATAAAGAATCCGCTGATATCGCCATTCGATGCTATAGAATAACTAACTAAATTTTCTAACTTTTTGTCAACGGTTCTTTCGGGAACGCCAAGCCTATTTACCAAAATATCCGTTACAAAATCTCGAATATTTTGATCATCTATATTTTTAGCAACATTAGCAACGGGCGCTGGCTGTTCAGGAGGAACTGACGGACCTCCCTGCATATAAGCAGAAGCAGGTTCAGGAGGCGCTGATTGCGCCGTCCTGAACATCTGCGTCTGCATTTCTTTCCTAATTCCTACAGGCAAAATAGCCATATTAAAGCTCCTTAATTCTGTACAGAAAGTAGAGCTTCAATAAACTCCTTTGGCCAAACATTGTCCCAATACTTACGGAAATGAGACTTTTGCTTATCGGTGAGGTTAGCTATCTTGACAAACTTTGGTTGCTCAGAAGCCATTTTGTCAGACCAACAAGATTCTTTTGCAGACCAGCAAGATTCTTTTTCGTCCTTGCCACTCTTGCCACTCTTGCCACTCTTGCCTTCATCTGAATCATCAATAACAACCTCTTCTCCATCTTCATGAGAAGTTGCTGCGTGAGCAAATCCAGCTTCATGAGAAGTTGCTAGTGTCAAAATAACTTCATCATCATTAACCTTTTCAATACTTGCTATTTTTAGGCCATCATCTTTGGCTTCAGCCTTCTTCTTGTCTAAGATAGCTTGCTGAAGAGCAGCTGGCAATTTCTTTTGAGCAGAAGTTAAGCCTGACTTACCAGAAGCACCTGACTTACCAGAAGCACCTGACTTACCAGAAGCACCTGACTTACCAGAAGCACCTGACTTACCCTTAAAGTGCTCCAGCACTTCCTTGGGCATCTTACCGCCCTTAGTCGTCTTTTCCATCATAGCTTCCTTGCCAGCTTCCTTGACGGGAGCTTCAGCAGAAGATGCGACCTTAGTCATTCCGTTACCCTTGACACCATCAATAAGGTCTTGGAATGATTTTTGAGATCCGTTTACGTAAATTTTGTTAGAAAAAAATTGCATATAGTTGTTCCTCCAAATGGTCCTTTTTATTAATAAGTATTTATAAATTTTCCTTTATGATATAAGGCAGTCTCTATAATTATGTAAACTTTCTTGTCTAATTTGATCTGCAAAATCATAAAGTTTCTCAGAAACGGCGGGATCTGACTCGGAAACCTCCCTAGCTATCTCAACAACTTCATTACTCACTTGAGCAAGTTTCCATGGGATACTAAACATTCTTTCAGCAACAGTCATTGGGACTGCGTCTGAAATAGGCAAACCAGAAGATACTTTTTCTTTTATTTCATCTTTTAAAATTTCATCAGAAAAATTAGTTGTCTCTGACTTCGCTATTTTTATCATAGAATTTGAAGAGTCTTTGGCGTACTTGTCCCATTCAGAACTATTACTCATCAGAGATTTTAACCACTCTTCATGACATTCACTCCAAATTTCTTGTGCACTCTTTTTTGCTTCTTTTGTACGCTTCTCTCTATAACAATTGTCAAAACAACGACCATTTCTGATCCAGTAGCCTTGAACACCATCATACTGAGCTTGCTTAATCATAGTTAAAGATTCTGCAACGCCATCTAGCTGCGATGCATGCTTGCTAAGCCCCTTGATCTCTAAACTTTGTGCGGTCAAAATTATATCTTTTATTAAATTAATCATAAACACTATCTCCGTGTTAATAATATTGATTTAGGCATAAACTTCCTTCCAGGAAATCCATACGAAACAATATTCATAATTATATATTGGCTTGGATGATCTGCTGTTTCGTCATATGCTTTTAAAACCTGACGCTTACTACTCCTGGAAAAGAAAACACGATGAGGTTCTATATCTTTAGTAACAGTGTGTCCTTTTTGCGTATGATAAGTCACTCTCATAACTTGATTATTAGAAATAGACCATCTTAATGCCTCAAAAATATTGCCAAATTTTGGGATATTAATTACGTCCTGTTTTGCTGGGGCTGACACAGGAGTCACAACAACATTAGGAATAGGCTTAGCTGGAGATGGAACTTTTATTTCCTTTTTTGTCTCTTCCGGTTTTTTTTCATCTTTATCTAAATCTTCAGTTTTATCTTCAACGTCCTGAGCTTCTTCTTTTTGAGCAGTTTTTATATTCTTAATAAGCACAACGGAATTGTCAAATTTTTTGAATAAAGGCTCACAATAATCTCCAACAGAAAAACCGTTTGACTTGAACCATCCGTCTTCCATCTCTAAAGCATATTTGCATGGACATGAAGACTTTACACTTGTCAAATCATGCTCTTTAATTCTTTTAATGTCTTGAATTTTTCCAGATTCATCTATAAATGCGATGTCTAAAGGAATAAAAGTATTCATTCCCCAAAAACTTAAAGGTTTTGAATTTTGAAAAACAAACAGCATGCCACTATCTTTATCTAAAGATTTCCTAAACATTAACCCTTGACTTTGCTGTTCCGGGGTCTTTGCAACTTCTACATAGATTTTTTTTGAGTTACTCAATTTCATTGAATTTAAAACCTTTGTATTTTGCCCTTATAGTAAAGTCATCAACATCTTCATTTTCTATAGATATTACTAATCTTTTTGTTGCAGATCTTAAATATTCAACTTCTATGTCATTCCAAAAACCACTGTGACGCAAAAAATCTAAGCATAGTGCACGATCTCTCTCACTATTATATCTATAACTTAATTGCATCATGCTCTAAAAATAGAATTGCCCCTTTTTGGCACATCAAAATTATTTTCACTAACTTTTCCTAAACCCTTATGATGTACATTGGTCTTTAATGCAAACGTACAATCGTCATCAGACAATATCATTTTTTCCAAAAGCTTTGCACCGTTTGCGGTAATAACAGCGTTACTCATGTCACCCTTAATAAGACCAGCAAGCTGCAGCTCAACAAAGTCAGTAGTATGCATATTAATTGGTTTAGCTATTTTTATATTAGAATTTCCATCAACAGAAGAAACAAAAAGAGAATATAAATTTTTAGCCTGCCTAGAATGAATGCTAATAAAATTTAGATTACTAACATTTATAGTTTTATTATTTACCAAAAAATCAACGAGAGATGACTGACTTACTTTTTTCATGGATTACCCCACAGATTTGCACGATAAGGATACGAAGTTTCATAGCCCATTTCTTCAGAACCGCTAAGAAATGGATAAGGCTCATTACGTAATTCTCGCCAATAAAATCCAACCTTTGTATCACTAGACTGATTGTCTTCTAAACCCATTTGATATCTTCTTTGCTTTTGCTTCATGTCCTGTCTTGCATAAGTCTCTTCATCTACATCACTCCATCTGAATACTCTTTCTTCTGTTGGAAGATCAAGATTAGAATAAGGACCCTGTACAGATGAACTAATATCAATATCTATTGCAATTTTTATATTAGAAGAATTTTGTTTTTTTATATAAGAACTAATTAAAAACTTAAGATATCCTATTTTTTTTATGTTATACTCATACAATTCAATTCTTGACAGGACTACTGCAATTTGTTCAGCGGTTGCATGACTCATGCGATCAGCAGCCATGCATGAAATGTTTCTAATATGTTTTATACAAGACCTATCTTTTAAAACAGAATGCTGACTTTTGCTTTTAACGTAGTTGAAACATTTTTGCAAAACACGGAGCCCATGAACAGTAATACCACCAGCAATAGCCTTGACATTAATCTCAATTTTTTCCCATTCGTCTTTTAATTTTACTACTTGTTCTTTTTGCAAATCAGATAACCTTTGCAAAAAAAGATCAACGTTTTCTACAGAGCTGTTTTCTAAAGAAATAATCTGGGATCCATTAATGGCATATCCATAGTAATTTAATTCTGCTTGAATAGCCTGCAATTTTGAATCATGAGTCATTGCACTTCTTCCCCACTAAGTCAGAGGCATACTCTTGTGGATACAGAAGAGTAAAATAACGACACAATTTTTTCTTATTGTTTCTTTTTACTTTTTTTAGTTTATTTTGAAAAGTACTAGAATTAAATTTAATCAAGCTCTAACTCCTCGTTGTTTGAGCCTACGAAAATCGTTTTCTGTTCTGAAACGAAAGGCTTAGGCTTAGCATCCGAGGTTATTTTTGATGATTCGACTGTATTATCCTTTTTGTCCTCTTTCTTTGAAGAAGGCTTTTTCTTAAAACTTTTTCTAGTTTCAGTAATTTTCTCAGGCTTTGAGTCCACTGGAGCCTTAACCTGCTTAGCTTCAGCTGCAGGAGATGAAGCGTCAGAGCAAGAAAGCAGACCAGCAGCAACAAGCTTATCAAGTTCAACACATGTTGGATCATCTTTCAGCAAGACAACAGTGTCTCCTGAATTAAGGGGACTCTTCAGAAATTGTGAAACTATGATTTTTTTTGAACTGTTAGTATAAACTTTCTTTTCTGCATTTGCTGCATTTTTAGCGTCATTATCAATAGCTTCAACATAGCCGTTATGAATTGCCCATACTAATTCATGGTGACCAATTTTATCTTTAGTTAAATCAAAAAACACACCACGCTTTAAAACCAAATTCAAACCACCAAGCACTATTTCTCCGGTAATTTTTTCTGTTGTTCTAAATTTCATATTTTTTTAATCCTTTTCTTGGCCAAATTGCCAGACAACTGCTCAGGCTTGCTATCCCTATTATCGTCAGCCATCAAAGTAAATATGCGAAAAGTACGCGAAAGTGGACCGTCATTGGTTGTAAAATTCAACTCTTGTCCAGACTCCCCGTATGGCATTTGACCCTGATCCCTACCAACATAGGACTCAAATGGATCATCTGGATCAAAATCAGTCCATGGGTGATCGCCTGGAGCTATATGATCATATTTACTAGCACCACCTATAGATCCAGACGCGTCTGGAGCTTCATCGGGAAAACCCTGATCTCCAATTCTAGTTAACTTAGGAGATTCGCCAGAATTTGGACCAACATATCTCTTGTATGGATCTTTCCTATCAAGAGGATGTTCAAATGCTGCTGGCCAACCAGTGCCACGTCTGGCTACTTTTTTCATGACAAAAGTAACTCTCGTTTTTTATCAATTATAGATTTAATAATAGAATTTTCGCTGTCATTTAAATCTCTGCCAGCAGATGCAGCTTTGTAGGCTATATAAAAAGCGGCAGCATCTAGCTTTTTAACAGAATCTAAATCTCCAGTAGTATGCATTGACTTAACTTCAGAAGAGTCTCCAATATGAGACAAGTTTTTCTTTACATCCTCTGAAGGTACGCCGTCAAAATTAACAAAGCGTTCAGGGCTATTTGGCAAACCAGAAGCAGAATCAGCGACATTAGCAGGAACCTGCTTTGAACCCTTTTTGCCTATATATTTTTCAAATAAATCTTTTTGCTTAGTAAGATTTTTTTCTGCCTTTGAATAAGCTTCACGATAAGCTTGATCATGCATTTCTGTTGCAACATTTATTCTAGGAACCTCTTCTCTTATATTGTCATTTTTTCTTATTGAATATTTTAATTTTTCATCCATTTGAGCTTCAAGAGTCTGAGAATCAGACTTATTTTCTTTACTCATCTTGCCTTCGATAGTCACATCTTTATCAGAAGATTCGACTCTATCCAATACTGCTTCAGCTATTTCTGGGACATCTGATATTCCAGTGCCCTGATCTTTTCTATGCTGATCAAGATCAGAAGCTAAACTAGCTGTTTTTACATTATCACTTTCAGAAAACAAAGATTTGACCCATTTTTTTAAATTAAACATTTTTAAAACCTTTTGCTCCATTTTTGTTGTTGAAGTGTATTGCCAATAGGAACTCCTGACATGCTTCTAAAGACAACATCTTCTCCTACAGGATTTACTGATAATCTAACTAATTTTCCTTGAGGCAATCTTGTCATAGTGTCATTCATGCAAGAATAAGCTGCACCAGCCAGAGCATCTACAACATCATCTGTTTTTACCAAGCCGTCTTTTTTAGCAAAAACACGGTATCCAGTTGGGGTATATCTGCGCTGCAGATACAACATTTCATTTTTTAATAAATCATGCTCTGGAATATCAAGTCTACCGGCAGAACATAAGTCATATAAATTATCATATATAATAATTTTATATCTTTTTGTAAATCTAGTCATTTTTGCTGGAACACTATGTTTTTTAAGATGGTCAATGCTGTGTTGGGAGTTCCATTGATCAAAAGTAACAAGTTCAAAATTATACTTTTTACTCAAACTAATAATGTAATTATCAACTTCTTCTGTAAGAATTGGTTTTCCCTCTGCAGGCTGCCAATACTTCAAATGATCTACCTTTACTTTAAAATCCATCTTATTTGTTTCTGGATTTACAAAAAGCTCTCTATGGACAACACAAAGAGCATAGTTGTGAGAAGAAGTTGCTGGATCTAAATGGCAAAAATAGGTAAAGCCAGCCTCGCCGTGATCTTTGAGATGCAAATTGTTACTAAATGCCTTTTCAACCATATCTCTTGTAAAGAAAGTTTGTCCAGCTGTGCCACTAAATTCTGCACCAAACTCCATCATGAATTCTTCTTCTGTCATATTTGCAAATTTTTCACGAAGTAATTCTTGAGTCTGGTTTGGATTAACCTTCCATGTTGGAAGCTTGCACATTACCCTGTGAGATACTGCACTACTTTTCCTATATAAATCATAAAACACACCTTCTTTACCACGAGGAGAACTAATGCATATAATTTTACCATCATAAACGTCTTTTGTAGATTCCACTCCATATGGATCAATCACTTTTTCTTTGCGTACATATGTGGCAGTGGCAGGTGCTAATGTTCTGTATATACTTTCTCCGCCGCTACTACCAGCAGTTTGCTTATATAAGCCAATTTCATCAAGCAATAAACAATAGCAAGAAATACCTGCTAAAGAATCAGAGTTACTGTGACCACAACGAATAATTACAGAGCCAGGACTGGTAGGCAATCCACGAGAGGCAAGCTCAGCATTTCGCACTTTATCCGCAGGAGTCAATAAATGAATTTGTTCAGATAAAATTCCAGATGGAACTATTTTATCAGCAAAATATGAACTATTAATAATTTTATCTTTTATTTCATTAAACAAAACTTGAGCTTGAGCCGAACTGTTTGCAACAGTAAGAATGGTGAATGGAGCTCCTGAACCTAAACCATAAAGCTTATAAGGGTCTCCTTCAGGAGCTTCTAGAAGTTTTGCTGCCTCATAGCATGCTAATATTGAAACAATAAAGTCTTTCCCGCTCCTGCGCCCCCACACAAGAACCAGCTCGCTCTTTGTGGTTCCGTTGTCTTTTTTGAAAAACAAATCACTTATATCTTCATCTTCAAAGTTATTTTCTTTACATAAGTTTATTTCTTCATCTGAAAGGGATAAATTTTCATTACCAACACTATTAGCATAAAAAGCTTTTAACATAATTCTCTGAAAAGGGTATAAATCGATAGGAGTGGGCTTTCTATGAATTAACCCCAAATATTTTTCAGACTCAATAAATTCAATTATACTAGGAATACGACCAGCATCAGCGGCTGTAATTGTAACGTTCTTAACCGCTTCCTTTAAGCCTTCGAGATCTAAAAAGAGATCTGACTTTTTCTTTGGTCTTCCTGATTTACCCATCATCTTTACTCAAATAAATGAAGCCTGCTTTTTTGAACAACTGTTTGTACTCTGTTTTTTCGCCCAAATAAACGAAACAATCAGCATCGTTGCAGTCTTCCAGTACTCCATTTTTAGCGGAAACTTTCCACCAAAAAACATTTGGACTATCAAGCTGTAAAACTATTTCAAAAACCCTAAGCTCTTCTTCAGATATACCAGATGCAGCAACATGAGTTGCTTTGTAAACACTTTTTGATGCTAAATTATGAGAAAAGGGTTTTGACTTAGTCTTACATATTTTGCTAAAGCAATCATTTACTTTAGCGACATGATGTTTTGGAATAATTATATGATATATATATTCCACATATTTTTTTAAAACAAAACTAAAAGTTTCCCTACTTATATTTTTAAAAATAATTACTCACTAAGCATTTTGTTGAGCCTGAGATATTTGAGCAGCAGCAGCAGATTGAGGAACTTGTCTAACCGTGTTCTTGTTCAAGAAATCCATAAAGTTGTTTCTCCATGTTCTATGTCCACTGTGAGCAACAGAAATAAAAGGATCTAGATAAACCTTATTTCCAAGCTCCCTCCATTTTAAACAAGTCAGTATATCTTCACTAATGTATCTGCCGCCAAGAACTCCGGTCTGAAATACATGCTTAAAAACTTTTGGATCTTGACTTATTGTATATGGAGGGCACGCTTTCCACAAAATATTAATTGCATTTTTACTCAACCTTAAAAATCCAGTTGGCACAGAAGCAACTTCCATTAGGCCATTCTGAATAGTAATATCTCCAATTAGATTAACTGGAAAGTCTTCAATTTCTGACTTTTTGGGATATATGCCAGCGACGAAGTCAACTGGATGACTGAGTAATCTTAAAAACTGTTGTGGATCCCAAGAAATATCTGAATCAATATAAACTAAATCATCATAATTGTTTTCGTATGCATATGCAAACAAATCATTACGAGCCTTCTCCACAAGAGCATCATAACATACATAAATAGGATCTATCAAAATATTATTTTTGACACATTCTCTTTCTGTCAAGAGCATGCTGTGATTATACCATGCATCTATTCTGCCATCATATGCAGGTGTTGCAATCATCACTTTTCTTTTAGGCTTAACGCTATTTTTTTCTACTGATGAAGTGCTTTTTGTGGTTGTATTCTTTTTCTTTGCCATAATAAATCTATATCGGCAATTTTACTACTACAAAATATTCATCTTTGTCTAAATCATTTCTTTCTTGAATGTCAATGTCGTCAGTATAATTATTAAACATATTTTTAATTTCATTTTTAGAAAAACCAACACACATTTTTTTTACAATAGATGGACTTTTATTAACAAATTCATCCTTAAATACAGTCATTACAATATACTTAGAGCATACTTTTGTGCTATCAGCAACTAATTCATGCAATAATAGTTTATTTTTCTCTACATCATGATTAATATTAAAAGTAACAGTTCCAAACATGCAAACTAAATCATATTTTTTATTTGTTGGTATATCTATATACGTTTTGCAATTACAAAGATTTAGAGATTCTTCTCGAATGTCAACGGCCTCATAAGAAGCTAGTATGTTATTTGTTAAAAGCCATTTGTGCAACAAACAGGGGCCAGAACCAACGTCTAAAACAGAATCAAAGTGCAGAGGCCTTAGAATTTCGAACCTTCTATATGCGCTTTCAATGCCATATCCATTTGATTCTGGATGTGGATAAAAATCTTTAATATATTTTTTTATCATTATTCAAAAGCAACGATGCAAACATAGCCATTACCACCAACGCCACCAGCGCCAGCAGTAACTGCAGACTTTGATCCGCCACCACCGCCACCACCGCCACCACGAAATCCATTTGCTCCCGCAGTGGCACCGCCAAGAGCAGAGCCTCCACCGCCAGCACCACCGAATCCAGGCGACAATTTACCGCATATGTTAAATGTAGGAGTAGGAGTGGGAGCGACCCCAGCAGCTGTCCCTCCAGAGGCTATTGTTGCACTACGCGCCAATCCAGGAGTTCCAAAAGTGGTAAATGATGTGGCGCTATACAAAGTAATATCTGCACCAGCAGCAGCAAGGCCAGAAGAGTTTAGATATCCACCACCACCACCACCGCCGTTCCACAAAACTTGCGTTTGTTGCGGATGACCAACTGAAACGTTAGATGGCTTTGAAGTAGAACCAGAGCCACCCACTCCACCCATCGCTGATACGGTGTTATACCCCCAAGTTGCTGATACTCTAGCTGCACCACCTGAAGCGGATGCGGCTGTTCCCGCCGCACCACCTGCGCCTCCTTGCAATAGAATTAAATTACCCCTAGAACCAAGAAAAGAAATTGTAGTACTTCCTCCCGTACCACCGGCGGTAGCAGCACCACCATCACTAGCAGAAGCGGGCCCAGAAGTACCTCCTGCACCAATAGTGATTAGTAATGCAGAAAAACTATATGCACTAGAAGCATTATTGCCAGAAAAATTTTGGAATTCATCTAGTAATAATCTATATAATGTCCACCCACCACCGCCACCACCCGCACCGCCTGCAGCATTGCCTAATGATGCCCCTCTAAAACCACCACCACCGCCGCCGCCCGCAGCAGTAGCATACACCAATAAAGTTCTTGAGTTTCTCGGAATTGTATAAACACCAGTAGTGTCAAATTGAACTGCTTCTATAAATTTGGTTCCGACTATACCTGGAAATCCATAAAATCCATTGTTCATAAGTCACCTTATCGCAAGTATTGCAACATAACCACTACCACCACGACCACCAATACCTGAAGCACTTCCATTTTGACAACCACCACCGCCGCCGCCGCCGCCGCCACGAAATCCAGAACCGCCAGCTCCACCAGCCACCAATGTTGAGCCCCCACCGCCTGCACCGCCCAATCCTCCAGTAAAAATACCAGTCAAATGAAATCTGGTGTTAGAAGCACCGCCAGAACCAGATCCTCCGCCAGCTAATATCGCAGAGCCTCTTGCAATATCTGGATGCGCAGCCATGCCACCAGTGGTAGCGCCGGTATTTAAAATATCTCCACCAGAATAAATAGTACCGCCAGAACTTTTTCCGCCACCACCAGCTCCCTGATGCCCCGCACTAATGATATTTGCAGTTATACTACCACCATTGCCACTTGACCCACCACCAGCACCACCAGAAGTAGCTGTAATCAACCAACCATAAAAAGAATGAGAAGTTGCAGTACCACCAGTGCCAGAAGTGTTACTTCCTCCAGCCCCACCACCGCCGCCTAAAGCAGTTAATAAAGTGCCAGGCCAACCATTCAAGCTGATAGAAGTGCTGCCGCCAGATCCACCGCTTCCTCCAGCAGAGCCATCACTAGCTGCAGTAGCTCCACTCGTACCACCAGCGCCAATAGTTATGTACAAAATACTATTTGATCCACCTAAATCTTCTGCTAAAAAATACGTATAAACATTTGCCCCTGCTGTACCACCACCACCACCAAAGGAATTAGTACCAGACGCGTATCTTCCACCACCGCCGCCGCCACCTCCGCCGCCACAAGCTAATATAAATAGCATGCGAACACCAGGAAGTATCTTGTAAGCACCACTGGAATCGAATAAAACAACGTCTTCTGAGTCTGGATCAAGACGAGTATTTGAAGAAAAATTAGAAAAAAAACCTTGGTTCATACTTGCTGTTGTTCTATAAATCGTGGAGAAGAATTTGGATCAAAAATAGCGCCAATTTCACATCGTTCATCATCTTGTAAGTGAATAAGCTGATTTGCATCAAAAGGGAAAATTTGACCGTTTCCGTCCCAAATTATAACATTTTCAACAGTATTAGTTTCTAAATTTATAATTGCCCATCTCATAAAATAAACTCCTTTTCAATATATCGCCAATATTGCTACGTATCCGTTTCCACCAACTCCACCTGCACTGGCAGCAATTCCGTTTGTTGATGCTCCACCACCCCCACCCCCTGACCCTCTAAAACCATTACCGCCAGCATTAGATGCAGTTACACCACCACCTCCACCACCCGGACCACCAAATCCTGGGGACATAATTCCAAGAATATGTTGATAAGAATCAAATGGCTTTGTTGATGACTCAGCAGTACCTCCATTATATACGTTATTTGCTCTTGCCTGTAAAGAAGACATAATCCCAGAAACAGACGTACCTTGCAATGTTATTGCGCCGCCATTGCTGCCATTACCAGATATTTTCCATCCCCCACCAGCGCCCCCATGAGAATAAATTGCTGCCACAGTAATACCGCCTCCAGATCCTGATCCAAGGCCACCAGTAACACTATAAGATTCTATGAAACATGACTGGCCTTGCCCTGCAGTACCACCGCTGGTTGTGCCTCCAGATCCAAAATTTCCACCCGGGCAATATATAAGCGCACCTGGCTTCCCTGCAATATTGATTTGAGTAGCTCCACCTGCGCCACCATTACTGCCGTTTGAACTATCACTGGCAGCAGCAGCACCACTTGTTCCGCCAGCTCCAATAGTGATAAACAATGTTTGACCCGGACCTCCAAGATCAGAAACATAAAACTCTTTTAATATCATCACTCCACCACCACCACCACCGCCGCCGTATGCGTTACCGCTTTGCCGAGCACCACCACCACCACCACCACCGCCGCCTACTGCAAATATATAAAGCTTTTTTGCTCCAGGCAATATAGAATAAGCACCGCTAGAATCGAACTGCTCAATGGCGTTTTCTGATAAATTTAATTTATTAGGAAATCCATAAAAACCATGATTCATAACAATCCGCTTTCAACAACGTTGTTCGTTGTGACGTTTACTCCATTCACAAGTTTTAATGATGTTGTACTGCCTCCAGGCAAAACTAAGCCAACTGCTTCTGGAAATTCAACACGAAGTGCAGCAGCTGTAGCACTAACCGTATTCGCTGCAACTGCTCTTTCTGCAATCAAAAAGTCATTTGAACTTGCAGTAATGTAAAGACTTAATTTTCCTGCTGTATTAGTACCTGTTATAGTAGAATACACTCTTAAAATTCTTTTACCAACACCATTAGCTGCAGATGTAGAAAGTGCAGTGGAAATGGTTGTAGAACCAGCACTGACAGTAGTTGTACATTCAACTAAAGGTTGTGCCGTATATTGCGCTGTAGTGGCCATGATATTTTCCTCCTATTAAATAATACCTTGTGAGAATAAGAACAAATCTAATGCTGGTGGAGATGTCCAAGTTAAGTTATCGGCTCCATCTGTAGTTAACAATTGACCAGCAGAACCGTCTTGCGCAGGAAGTACCCATGTATTATCAGCGGTCACAGTAGATGGAGCTTTAAATCCAACGAAATGAGAGCCATCAGCATCGTAGAACCTAAGCTCATATGAATTTGTACCAAGAATAAGATGACTATAAATACCAAGAGAACCGCTTGTGCCTGCTAAGTTGCCAGTGAAATTAATAGTTTGGGTACCATCTAAAACTCCTATCAAAGTGCCATTTCCATTGCCACTATAGTCACCAATGAATGTACTTGTCATACCTCCAAATGCCAAATCTGGCTTGTCATATGCAAAAGCGCTTGGCTCTATAAGGAATACGTTTCCCTCTCCCACCGTAAATGTCCAAAAAGTTCCTGCTTTGCTGCTGGCATAGACACCTGTAACAGAATCATTAAAAAGACTAATATTACTACTCTTAACACTAAATGTTTCGTTTTGAATAATTGTTTGCCCGGGCAAAAAAGCAGCACCAATAGAAACGTAAGTGGCAGAACCTCCAATGCTCAAGTTGGTAACAGTAGTATCTAAAAGATAAAAGGTAGTTGATCCAGACGATATTGCATTGCCACCAATATCTAAAGTACTTTGCAGAGTAGTAGCTCCAGTTACGGTTAAAGTACCATTTATGTTTGTACCAGCATTTCTAATTGTAGCGGTACCACCTGTATTACCTAATACAACTCTATTAGCAGCACCACCTATATTGAGACCAGTAACGGTAGCGTTCAGTAAATTAAACGTAGTTGCAGTGGAAGTAATGTCTCCACCGTTTACTGCAATATCTCCGCTTGCAGTAACGTCACCAATAAGAGTAGATGTGCCAGTAACTGAAAGAGTACTGTTAAAAGCACCAGCACCTTGATGCACTGAAACACCAGTAACGGTGAGAGTGCTGTTCATATTTACTGCACCCTGTAGTGTAGAAGCACCTTGCAATGTTGTGACGCCAGTAACAGAAAGTGTACTATTAAAAGCACCAGCACCTTGATGCACTGAGACACCAGTAACAGTAAGAGTACCATTTATATTTGTTCCAGCGTTTCTAATTGTCGTCGTACCACCTGTGCCACCTAGAACTACCGTGTTAGCAGCTCCAAGTACGTTTGCATTGGTAACGGTGGCATTAAGTAAGTTGAATGTGGTAGCAGTACTTGTAATATCTCCACCGTTCACTGCAATGTCGCCGCCTGCAGTAACGTCACCAATAAGAGTAGATGCACCAGTAACAGAAAGTGTACTATTAAAAGCACCCGCACCTTGATGTACTGAAACACCAGTAACGGTCAGAGTCCCGTTTATGTTTGTACCAGCATTCCTTATTGTAGTAGTTCCGCCAGCATTGCCTATATTTATTGCACTTCCAGATGTAGTACCTATGTTAATAGTAGATGCAGTATTGGTGGCTATATTAAATGTAGTAGCACTTGTAGAGATGCCTAAGCCTGAAGAAATAATGCCATTTACATTTACTCCAGAACCATCAAATGTAAAGTTTCCAGATCCAGCAAATGCGCCACCATTATTATATTGAACTTGAGTATTTGAACCAGCAGCAGTTGCGGAGCCTCCTATTTGAGTGGAGGCACCTCCCCCTCCATTAGAAATATCAAGGTAATAACCCC